AAACAGATGCAAAGAAGGAATCTGCGATATGGTTTGGAACGAACGCAAATTCGTCAAGGAACAAGATATTGAACGACATGCCTCGGACAGCACTTGCAGATGTAGAAGCAGCCAAAATCTTTGATCCATTTTCTAATTCCAGAGAACCTTTATTCCATGATATGATACCTTGCTGCATCCATTTGGGAAGGTTTTCGTATGCAGTCTGTAACCTATCCAGGAGTTCCCTTGCAGTTGCTGCTTTGTTTGCAAGGATGCCTATGTTCACATTATCATTAAAGACGGCATAGTGGAGCAGGAAGGCTACAACAGTGGTTGATTTACCCGTCTGTCGTGGCATCTTACAAATATTAAATCTGTGATTGTGAAAGTTATTAACTAACTTCTCTTGGAAAGGATACATTTGAAAAGGTTGTAATCCATTGTCAAGAGTAACAATCTTCACATAGTTCTTTGCAAAATATACAGGATCTTCGTTACACTGAACAAATTCTAAGATTTGTTCTTGGGTAAATTCGATCGGTGTATTTGCCTTTTTTAATAACGGATTACCAAGATATACATCACTCACAATAAAACTCCTTAATCTTCTACATAAATGAACGAAGCACTGGCAGCAGTAATATTAGATGAAGAAGAAATTACTGCAGTCAGATAACTGTTAGGTGGAACATGAATACCAATAGAGGTCAAATCAACATCAATAGTATCACCATTGGATACATGATATGCAGCAACTGGTGGTGTTGATTGTGCTGACAATGTAAATAATCCAGTGCTATTCTCAGTGGCATACAAGGATGCGTTGAAATCAGTTTGAGTTGTCCACCTCATATTATTTGCGAATGTTGGATTCCAGAACAGACGAATCACTGCTGGGTCACCAGTCGTATTCACAGAACCAGTCAGTCTCTTAGGAAGAAGGTCTCTGGTGTTAATCTTGCCCTGATAGATGAGTTTATTCTTAAGAGTAACAAGATGATAGAGAGAACCAGGAGAGTTCATCGCATCTGTTCTCGTTGCAGTCACAGAATAAGGAAGTCTGGTTTGTTCAACGAGTCCCTCAACCGCACCCATAAAAGATGCGCCTCTGGTTGTAACTACACCAACACCACCACCCAGATTTGCAGCAACATATCCAATCTTCAATGATGGATTGTCTAGGTGTGGATGTTCATATTTGTTTGAATAATGTTCATGATGGAAGAACATCATGTCGCCATTGAGAGGATTCTCAATTGCATATCGCATCTCACCAGCACCCAACCAACGAAAGTTGATCTGATATACATTCAGTTTAGATGGGTCTAGTGTAACTCCAGAATATCCAGTGCCATCTAGTTTATCCAAATTGAACTCTTCCTGTGGTGTCCAGTATTCTGTCTGTGCTACACCAGTCTGTTTGGTTGTTGTAGTATAAGTTATGGTCGCAGTACTGGTCATTGTGAATGCACCAGCTTGAGCTCCGAGTGATGTTGCTAAGAATGAAATCTTTGCTTGGTCATACTCTTCAAGATACAAGGCATTAAATAATGATTGCAATCTTAATTTTTGGGAAAGTTGTGCAAGGTTTGCAGCAAGACTTCCACCATTCAAAACTATGGGAGTGAAAGCAGTGCCATTAAGAGTAACTGTTACAGTACCATCTGCAAGTTCAGTAAAAGCAAACTGTTGGATATGTGCTTTACCACCATTAGCACGGAGAATACCAAACTTTCCGTTAGTATGAGCATATCCAATCTGAAGTGCCTGTTCCTGATTGAACAAACCTGCTCTCTGAGTAAATCCTACTGGGTTATTTGAGAATGATGCAGTGAATCTACACACCAGACCCTGACCAGGACGGTATCTGACGAAGTTTGTACTTCTAATAACACCATAAGAATTTGCGTCTGAACCAGCACTTACCTTAAATCTAGAATCACCATTGGTAGCAATACCACTGGCACTAAAAGTAAATGTCTCAAACTCTCTAGGATCTAAACCATAAACAGCATCACCTTGAATTTTTGGGGTGAGGGGAACTGCAATAGTTTCTCCAAATGCAGATTCTCCACAAGCACTTGGACTAATGATTTGTCCATACTCATCAGCACGAAGATAAACCTCATGCAGGGTTCTTTCCTGATTTAAATAATCTTGTGTAGTTTTATTCCACTGTGCCATTAGTCACTCCAACTTAGTCTTTCTGGGCGATACCTTTGAGAACTTTTAATATTTAAAGAACCAGATGTTACTGGGTAAATATTGTGAACAATAGCACCTGGATATTCTCCTTGAAGTTGCTCTGCAAGTTCATTCTTAGAAGGTATTCTTCCTTCAATCTCAAGTCTATATATTTTCCCTTCCCAAACAATGTCTGCGACAAACTCTTCCCCAACTGGTTGTGATTGTTTAGATTCATTGCCAATATTTAGAGTTCCATTAAAGTCTCCATTAATGGTAACACTTTCTGATAAAAATTCTTTGAATGATTTCATTTTAGTTACAGTTCCAACGACGGAGGGCTTTGTTAATTCTTGAATCAGGATCTCTTGACGTTTCTGCAGAAGTTAATTTTGATTTCATTCCCCTCATTCTTCTACAAAACGACTTTCTTCTGTTTGCTCTTTTTCCGGTTGGATTTTTTTCAGTTACTGCAGTTTGCAACTTTGAACCTGGATTTTCTCTACGATAAGCATCCACTGCTTTTTGACTTAAACCATCAGTTTTATCCTTGCGGTTTACTGATTGCCAATCTTCAGTTTGTAAGAACTGTTCTCCTGGATTGTAATCAGATACATGATAGGATTGAACTTTTGCCCCCGGATATACCTTTTCAATTTGATCCTGAACATCTTTTCTGCTTGGAGTTTTTATATGCGGAAAAAACATTTTAATACCATAATATTTTCCCCTCCAAGTTAAAGTTACTAAAAGAAGATTACCCGTTTTTGCTGGCAGTCTTACTGCTTCGCTAATACTTGGTGTTTTAATAATATCAATAACGTGAGCAAATGTGTTGCCATTAGCATCTTCGATAGAAACCAATCCTTCCAACTCTTGTCTCCAATTGGAAAACTCTTCTTTTTTTGTACTATTTCCCCAGTTTGCAGCACCGACTCTTCTACATTTGACTAAAGCACCAGATGCATACGCAGAAGGCCATACTTTATAGCGAGATTTGACTTTTTTATAACAAGCATCCTTTTCACCTACTGCTTCGTTAGTTACATAATCTGCGGCAGTATCAATATAATCTGCAGATTTTGTGATTTTAGATTGAACCCATGCCTCAAGATTTCCTTCACCCCGTTTACCCATTTTCTTTTCTAATCTCTTAGTAGCATTTTTAATAGTTTTCAATTCAGAACGAGCCATGGAAAATTCGTTGTCTTTTTTAGTTTCCTCAGTTGTCACGTTGATTGCTTTCCCTTTTCTATCTGGATTTGGATCTTGACGATTTTTGCGACGAAACGCTGCCTCCTCTTCGTCTTTAGAAAGTGCTTTTTTCATTTTACTTGAACCGCACTTTGGTTTAGTTGTTTGTCCAGGTTGCTTGGCACATGGTTTTCCTGCATATTTGCCACCCAGTTGAACCCAACCAGGGATGTCATCAGAAGAACGACTCTTGCTAAACCAGTCATGCAAAGAAGAATCACCACTCTTGTTTGCTTCATCAATCTCATCATGCTCACTATCTTTCATAAGTTTACCGGTGCTCATGACATGATATCCTTTTGGAATTGACTTGCATTTTTTATCCATAAAACAATAGTATTCACCTTTGGGGCAATTTTTCATTTGACTAGTTTGTATTTAGTTTCTTCGCCGTTTGCTCCTTTTACTCTTCCAGCACAATGTGCTTTTTGAGAAAATCCTTTTGGATTTGAGCAATCAATACTCTTTTTATATTTATCAGACCACTCCTCTTGAAACTGTTTAAATGTTTTCATCTGTTTTTTGTGAATGTTGTCTTAGCATTTTTGCCAAATCTGCAGTAGATCCAACAAAAAGAGCATTTGTAACATTAGTTGGACCTTTAGTAGTTTTTTCTTCTTCAACTTCTTTTAATTTTTTTTGAAGGTCCATCAACTTATCGGTTGCATCAGCTACATTTTTTATCAACTGTCCAGCAACCTCATAAGCTCTTGGCATTTCACTTTCTTGTGCCAATTCGAGGATTCCATTAATTGCTTCTTGACCTTTTTCTATCAGAGAATATAAATTTCCCCTTGTATACTCATAGTCTTTCTTAACATCTTCATTTTGAGATAATGATTTTAATTCTTTTTGTTGTTCTTTTATATTTTCAACCTCTGCCTCTACTATTTCTCCAGAAACATTAAATGTATCATTTAAACTATCAAATTTTTTTGTCATTTTCATGAGAATTCGCTACTAAATCCAAAATCATCTCCAACTTTAATTAATACATTATCTGCACTAGTTATTCTCTTAACTTCTGCACCTAAAACGTGTTTAGATGCCGTTGTTTGATCAGAACCTCTAACAACAGTTAGAATATTTCCATTTTTAGAATCAACATACATTTCTTCATCATCAATTACAATATATGTATTTTCTGGAATTGAAGATGCATCATTAACTGTTACCAGAACCTTTGATGCAGTGATGTCTTCGCTTAGAATTGTGGTTACAGTGCCAGTATAATTTTTAGTTGCTCTTGGTTCTACAGAGTAAGTGAGATCTCTTGAACCAGTTTTTGAATCTGGTCCAGAAGAAGATGCTGCAACATATCCAATAGAAACTTTTTTGATAATATCTGAAGATGCTGATTGGACGGGTCCAAAAAGATAAGTTTTTGCAGTAAATCTTAAAGTATAAATGAGTACTCTTCTTGTACTGAAGTCTCCTTCATAATCATCGGACATTGTTATACTGTCCAATACTACAGGTATGTCTCTTTTTTCGTTAATTGATTTGACTAAATTTACTGTCATATTATATGATGGTTGAAAATATGGTAAAATTTGCTCCACAATTTGAAGCATATCATCATTCAATTTAGTCATGATACTAAGTTCAAACTGCATATTGTATGGGACTGGCATGTATAACTTTTTTTCTTTAGTTTCGTCAGATGCCAGCTTAGTTAAAAAGGATTGAGTTTGAGTTACTTTTCTTCCTGGATCGTAATTTAATCCAATAAATTCAAATGACATTCTGGGTAGACTCATTTGAACTGGTTTATTTAAATCAGGAGACTGTTCTAATCTTGCCAAAAACTTTTGAGTTGGTCCATACGCAAGAGGAACTTTTATTACACTAACGGAATCATCAGAACTATCCGTGTGCTTAATATTAATATTATTAAAAAGAGAACCAAATGATACGATAGTTCCTCTCAATATTTCGTTATAAAAATACTCAAACATTTTAATTTTTTAAAAGTACTTATTAAACCTATTAAGTGTATTTATACTATGGCATACCAAAAGGATTTTTTTCATTAAAATCTATAATTTGATCTGCCTCTGATTCTATACTGTCATTTTGTGCAAAAGTGTCATTTATGTCATCGGTGTTTATAATTCTAATTGCTCTACTTGCACCACTTTCAGAACCAACTAGTGTTTCTCCAGCAAGGAAAGATCCAGAGACAATAGAAACCTCCAATACATTTGTTGTAGAGTTCCATGATTTAACTCTTGCTGTTGTATTACTATTAGATCCAGTTATAACTTCATTAAAAACATAAGTTCCAGCACTTCCAACATTTGGAGATCCTATTGTAATAGTTGGTGCAACACTATATCCAAGACCGGCATTCGTTATGTAAATTGCAGTAACTATGCCCGCACTAGTAATGTATGCGGATGCTATTGCAGATGCTGTAGATACTCCAGATTGAAATATTTCATTAGTAAAAGTAACGGTTGGTGGTGAAGTATATCCAGAACCACCACTTGTTACGGTAATAAACCCAACTATACCATCTCCAATATATGACGTTGCAGATGCTCCAGAACCACCACCACCATAAAATTCAACAGATGGTGCAACTGTATATCCAAATCCCGTATTTGCAATTTTAATATTCTGAACTTTTGACTTGTTGGTATTTCCATAACAATCTACTAATCCATCGATCAATGTGGCAATTCCAACTGCAGATACTCCTCCAAATGGTGCAGACGAAATGGCAACCCTAGGTACAGAAGTATATCCATTTCCTCTATTTGATATGGATATTAATCTAACTCCACCATCAACAATACTTAAAGATGCGGTTGCTGTGGAAGCAGAACCAACCAAAGTTAATGTTTGAATATATCCTTCATCTACAAGATTATCATCAATTTCATCAACATTAGTATCGAGAACTTCATCTTCATAACGGAATAATTCACATCTCAACTCATAAACATAATTCTTTTTGAGTTGATAAAAAGGACTTTCGTGCTCAACAAATTTAATTTCAAATAACCTATCACCAAGAGGAAAATATATTAAATCACCTTCTTTAGGTCTAGTTGATAATTGAATGTTTGGTAAGTTTTTTATCAAAGGCGATATATAGTTTTCAAATCTTTCTCTTGATATTGTTAAGACAAGATCATCAGATGGTTGAATACCAAACTTGGACATCAATGTTCCCTGACCCTCAAATCCATCATATGTATTCACATATGCTTCAATTGGATATGCATTATTAAATTTAGATTCAACTACTTCTCTTATTACACTATTGGTTGTTAAATATTGCCTTGGAATGTAATAAACATCAACTCCATACATACGAAGTTGTTCGTTAATTAAATCTTGTATTAATCCTTGTTCTGATTGTGTTCCTTGTTGGAAAAATGGGTTAAGCATATCATCCTATCATGTCTAATGGTGGAAGTTCATAATCTGTTGACATTTTTTCCATTAAACTATCAAGCTCTTTTTGGGCGTCATCATATATTTGTCTCCCATTAAGTTCTATTCCTCCGGGAAGTTTAACACCTTGAAACTTAATAAGATTTTGTCCCCATTGTTTTTTGATTAGTATTGTTAAATACTTCTTTAAAAATGAATCGTTCCAAACTCTAGAAAAATCATTTGGATCTAGAAGTCTCCAACAATCTATAACTAAATAATCATCTACATTCACGCTATCCCAATCAATATCGAGATACAATCTATCCATTCTTCTATTGAATCTTATTTGCTTTTCCGTGTTAAGTAAAAAGTCAATATCTTCTAGATATGTTTTAACCATAGAATATGTTAGAATTTCTGTAGTTCCCCAATAGTAAATGTCATTGAGAAAAAGTTGATATTTAACACTAAACATATTATTCGTTGTAGTGTTAGAACCATCAAATCTAAATATTTTATTAATTCCAATGACGGATGGTGGAATTTGTAAATAATTACTATTTTCTGTGTAAGAAAAAGTAGTAGAAGTTCCTACTATTGTTGTGGATGCTGTTGTTGTAGCAATACCTGCGGATGAAGTCCCTTTACCTCTATCAATATCTGCTTGGGTTATTTTATATTTTAAGTATACCTGAGACACTCCATCAAAATGCCTTTCATTAAAAAACTGAAGTGCATCATCAACCAAATCATCAATTTGTTCATCAGCAACATTAATTTCCAATACTGGGGCACCAAGCTGTCTTTTGCAATAATCAATTAATTCTTGTTTGGTGGATGGTTGTGCCATTTATATAATCTATTCCTTTTAGTATTTATGGTTCATTTTGAATCACTAACCAAACTAATCAAAAGATTTTTAATTTCGCTAAGATCTTCTTTAATATTGGAAACTTCATTCTCCAAAGATTTCATTCTACTTGCATTATCTTCTTTAATTTTTTTATTCTTTAAATAACTTTCATATCCGTTCATATCTTTGTTTAAGATAGCATTAGTTTTTTCATCTCGCAATAATTCTGAGCGACCTTCAATTTTTAAATAACCCATATCAAGCAAGTGCAATAACTCTAAGATCTTTTAAAACTGGTGGAGATGCTTGGTTTGAACCATATGGATTTATTTTTATACTATAGAAGTTAAATGATGGCAAATCAGAAACTGTAAATTCATATTCAACAAACTCTGAATTTAAATTTTGTTCTGTAGAAACTTCTGATTTTATTTTCTTATTATCTGAAGTTCCATCCGCAATTCCAGTTGCTGAATATGTATATCCTGGGAAAGGATAATATATAGAGGTATCTTCTCTGCTATTTTTAATTGCGTAAGAGACTCTTAAATCGCTGGAAGAGTTTATAAAAGCAGAGACAATTACTTTTAATGAAGTTGCAGGAAGTTCTAACTGTATATCTTTTGAAACATAAACAAAGGAAGATGGATCTTCTAGTATAGAAGAAACTCTATTATCAGTCGCATAATTTTGTATTGGATTATTGATCCTATGCGTAACAAATTGAAGGGAAGTTCTATCCAAGTCAACTACAGGTGAAAGATAAAGGTCAGTGGTTGATAAATTTAAGTTAACTGTTACTGATTTATTTGCCGGAAGTTGACCCAATCTTTCAGTTTCATTTACTTTTGAACAAACTATTCTTGGTGATGTAAAATAATTTGGCTTTCCTAGTTCTATACTTGTAAATCCTAAATCAACAAAGGATGTTTCCTGACCATCTACACTTGTCCCAGTCACTGTACGCATTTCTGCTGTCATAAATGTTCCGTTAACTTGCATTGTTTGAATACTTGGAACAACATATTCATATTGAATATTTTGCGAAGCTTTTACTATTGGTCCTCCAGTAGACATAGATTCATTTGCGTATAGTTTTGGATATCCAGTTCCCACACTCCTATCAACCTGACCATATGGCAAATCTGCTGTCTTACCATTTTGTGTTGTATTTATTTTTATTGTATAATAATCCAATCCAATCGGATCCACCACCGTTGCATCTTGAAGAGTGTGTGTAGTATTAATTCTTCTTAAAGATATTCCATTTAATTCATATTTGTAAATTGGCGTTCCTTCAGAATATGTGAATGATAATGTCTGATCAATTCCTCTTGTAATTCCTGTTAAAGAAGTGCTTGTAGTGCCTTCGTAGGAGATTATTTCACTACCCAATAAAATGTATCCGGGATTTGTTGTACCAACTCCAACATTTTCAAAAGTTGCAAAATTAGAAATTTGTTCTGATGGAACAACAATGTCTGCAGTGGAAGAACTTGAATATTCTGATGATAACTTTGTTGGATTTATATTGGTAAATACATCAGATATAGTTACCTGATTTTCGCCGGCGTGCATTCCATGATTATTATGATTTACTTTGATGTGCAATCCATCATTTACTACCGAAATTCCTCCAGATAAAATTGTGACATTTCCACCAACTGTAGAATTTAAATCTGTAGAAATTCCAGATCCATTAATAAACCTAACAGTATTGCCAGCACCGGTTACAAATTCCCCCTGCACGTTGTCAAGAACTAACTCATTTATTCCATATAAATTAGAAACGGACAATTGCAAATTTCTACCTAAAGTTTCAGAACCCAACTGTGATACTGATAAAACATCGCCAACAGAATATCCATTTCCACCACTCAATATAGTTGCTGCAACAGCAACTCCATTTGTTATTGTAATATTAGCAGTTCCATTTGAACCACTTCCAGTAATATTTGTGAGGGAAACATTATTGTAGGTCTCACTTCCAGAAGACGGAGTATAACCAATTCCTGAATTAATTATGTTTAAATCTCCAGTTGCAATGCCTGAAGATGAAATATAATTTCCAGTTGCATTGCTACCATATTGAAAAACTGTATTGCCAAACTTAAAATCTGAATCTTGAACCGTACTTCCAAGGCCGACTCTTATTAATCTAGAATTAAACTCAAGAGGATTTGATAAAATTTTCTGTTGAGTGTTTCCCGAAGATAAGTCTGGATTGAAAAATGTTATATTTCCTCTATCTGAAGTAAATGCTGCCCTATTTAAAGAAAATTTGAGATCTTCATAAGGACTTTCATTCCAAGTCAATGAATTTTGCGACTTAAATAATCCTCCCGATATTGGTTGCTTAGTAACTACAACTTGAGTTGATTCAGCAGAATTTAAATTAGTTACATCTATTTCACCCATCTTTGATACCCAAACATTATAATTGTTTGATTTTGAAGTTAGCACAATAGCATGATATTTTAATCCTTCTAAAAATATTGGAGAAGGAAAAGTTACTCTAGTTGCAATAGATGCATCATCACTTGTTGAAACTTGTGATGGCGTCAATTCAACTTCACTAAATGGATATATTGCTTTTTGAGATGGAAACCCAAGTTCCATTGGTCTAAGTTCAATCGACACTGGCAATATATTATCTTTAGTTGAAAAGTATAAATCAACAGAAGTTATAAAACTACCTTTTTGATGATCTATGTAAAATGACTGAGCTAACGGATCTATGAGTCTCATTTTTATTTTTAGTTCTTCTTATTATTTATTTGAACATTACTTATTTCTTCTGTTGTTGTTGTTGTTTCTGCCA